CAAATACTATTCCACAGGCTATTATTCACATTGCAGATTATCAATATAAATCCGCCTTTGTTGCCGACCAAGAAATAAATATGGTTGCATGTTTGACAGCGTTAATGTGTGATTGTGAGTGGAAATGAGTTACAACAAAAGTTTCGATCTGAACCTGCAAGAACTAGATATGATAGAACATTCTATGCATTATAGAATGAAAAGATTGTCGAGTAGATTTTTGGTAAAGTTATTATTCTGGACGAAGCAGATTATCTGAATCCACAATCGACACAACCAGCCTTGCGCGGTTTTATCGAAGAGTTTTCTTCAAACTGTCGATTCATTTTGACATGTAATTTCAAAAATCGTATTATCGAACCACTGCATAGTCGATGTTCTTTGGTCGAGTTCAAGATTAATAAATCTGATAAGGCAAAACTTGCCAATCAATTTTGGAAGCGTGTCAAAAACATTCTTGAGGTGGAAAAGATCGAGTCGAATGACAAGGTGACACAACAGGTTGTAATGAAGCATTTCCCCGACTGGCGAAGAGTCTTGAATGAATTGCAACGATACTCTGCTGGGGGCGTGATAGACGAAGGTCTCCTTACTTCTGTCGGTGAGATAAACATTAAAAAGTTGACTGACGCCCTACGCGACAAAAACTTTACTACTTTGCGTCATTGGGTAACTGACAATCTTGATAATGACCCTTCAACCATTTTTAGAACCATCTACAATGGATTATATGAACATGCGGAATCAAATACTATTCCACAGGCTATTATTCACATTGCAGACTATCAATACAAATCTGCCTTTGTTGCCGACCAAGAAATTAACATGGTGGCGTGTCTGACTGCGTTAATGTGCGATTGTGAATGGAAATGAGTTACAACAAAAGTTTCGATCTGAACCTGCAAGAACTAGATATGATAGAACATTCTATGCATTATAGAATGAAAAGATTGTCGAGTAGATTATTGACAGTAAAGAAAGAATCTAGTAAGACCGCAATACACGAGGAACTTGCAAGTATCACTGAATTGCTAGGTAAGATACACAATCAAAAAGAATGGTATCGACCTAGTGGTACATACATAAGTGGATAATATATTATGAGCTACGATTTATTCAAAGATTATGTTCCTGCGATCTCTCACAACAAAAAGAAGTTGATGGATAGTGGCGATGATCAGTGGGAAAAAAAGTATCTTCCATTTCTTATCAACCGAAACTTTTCTAACTTTCAAGACAGTTTGATGCAGGCTCAAGAAATGAATATTCACCATACTGCCGATCATAAAATGCAATTCGATTTTTTACTAAATAGTATTCGACCACGAAAGAGATTTTCTAAGTGGCACAAGAAAACTGTTCATAATGATTTCGAAACTGTGAAACAATATTATGGATATAATAATAAAAAAACAGAGCAGGCTCTTGCTATATTGACCAAAGATCAAATCGGTTATATAAGGGAGTCAATGAACAAAGGCGGATAGGTTATGTCAATTTTAGAATCATTAGTGGAAGTATCCCTAGCAGATCAAGAAGATTTTTTAAAGATACGCGAGACACTTACAAGAATTGGTGTTGCTTCAAAAAAAGATAAAAAACTTTATCAATCCTGTCACATTTTACACAAACAAGGCAAATACTACATTGTCCATTTTAAAGAATTGTTTAAACTGGATGGTAAGGCCTCCGATTTTTCTGATAATGACAGATCGAGAAGAAACACGATAGTAAACTTGTTAAAAGAATGGGGTTTGATATCAGTTATAAAAAATGATGAATTTGAAGAGGCTCCAATATCACAAATCAAAATACTTTCCCACAAAGAAAAAGATGAATGGGAATTAGTACCCAAATACAATATCGGAAGAAAAAGATAAAAATGCAGACTTTCAAAGAATATCAAGAACAACAGGCATATGACGCACTAACTCCGGCAGAATTGCAAGAGGCGTCACTCTCAAGAGTTATGAAACACACTCAAGAAAGACCTATTGCAATTATTACTGCATTTCGTGGCGATTTCGCCCGTAAAGAAAATGATGCAAGAAATCGCAAACTTATGACTGATATTCGTGGCGCTGGATATGGCGCTATCAAAGTCCAAGGTAAATATGTCGAAGGATTTGGTACACCAGAAGCTAGAGATGGTGATGGAATGGAAATTTCGTATGTTGTAGTTGGTACTCAAGGAGATACCAGCGGCAATCTAAAAGGATTTGCAAAAAAGGTTGGTAAAAAATACGATCAAGATAGTGTCTTATATAAAGACGCTGGAAATGACCAGATTGCAATTCTTATTGGTACAAATGGAACTGCTTGGCCGGGCATGAACAAAGAAGTAAAACTCGGCAAATGGCATCCAAATCGTGTACCAGAATTCTATTCTAAAATGAGAGGTGGCACTTTTGCATTTGAAAGTTTTGAATTTAGGTCAATGAAATCTCCATCTCAGAGAAAAGAAAGACTATTTTAATTAAATTATGAGGATTATATAATGGCTGCAAAGTGGGCAGAAAAAGATTATGCAAATAGAATTTATTGTTATAAGTTATTTCCAGAGGCACATATGCCTGTTAAGGGCTCTGCTCTTGCCGCATGTTTTGATTTAAAGGCGTCTATGCGGGACGGAGATGAAATTAAATTTTACAATAAACAAAATGTCAAAACGGTACGGAAAGTAGTTGATCAAAAAATCACCATGTATCACGGTGACAGGATGTTGATTCCGACAGGATTGATATTTGATTTATCGACCAATACTTCTCTTCGAATTCACCCTAGATCTGGATTATCATCAAAAAATGGTATCAACATTGCCAATTGTGAAGGCGTAGTAGATTCGGATTATGTGGAACAGACTTTTGTATTGTTGATGAATATATCCAACATTCCATTTGAAGTGTCAGATGGAATGAGAATTGCTCAAGCTGAGATTGTTCCGGTAGTTGATATAGACATTAAAGAAATTTCTAAACGCCCAGAACAAAAAACTTCAAGAAATGGCGGATTTGGGTCAACAGGACTGTAAATTTGTTATATATAGTATGTTGGATCGTTGATTCCATCGCGTATTGCACGGCAAAATCAACACGGTGCTCGAAAGAGACCAAACGTAAACCTTGCTTAACAGGAGGAAAAAAACATGGTTACGAATTTTAAGACAGACCCTTTTATGCGTTATAGTGTGGGGTTCGATAGGTTATTTAATGAATTGGAGCGTACATCGCTCACAACGCAAAACAACTATCCACCCTTCAATATTATCAGAGAGGACGATTCGTTTTATCGTATCGAAGTCGCTGTATCTGGATTCTCAGAAGATGAATTGAGTGTTGAACTCAAAGAATCTACTCTGACCGTATCTGGTACGGTTGCAGTAAGTGACATTGAGGCCGAATATCTACATAAAGGTATTTCGTCCAGAGATTTTGAAAGAAATTTCACATTGAATCAAGATGTGGTAGTCAATCATGCAAAAATTGTAAATGGACTATTAACTATTGAACTGGAACATATTATTCCAGAAGAAAAACGGCCCAGAAAAATTGAAATTGGTTCTGGTAAAAAACGTAAGAAAACACTTCTTACAGAATAATCAACAGGGGGGAGAGATCCCCCCACACAACTAAAGGATGTTAAACTATGGAAACTCACGATCAATTGACTATTGAGTTGGAACAGTATAAAATAGAAAATGAAAAATTTACGGGCGGAAATAAATCTGCCGGAATTCGTGCTCGGAAACATTTGAATGAATTGATGAAGTTATGCAAAACTCGCCGGGCAGAAATTCAAGACGAAAAGGAATGGATTGTTAAATAATGGAAGAAGAAACTAGAAAAGTATCACCAGATCAGGCCGTTGCGCTTAATGATATTTTATCAGAAGAACAACAAATTCCATATAAAACTAGTCGTTCTAACAATGTCGGTCATGGCATGGTTTCTTTTTTGCCCGGATTGCCAAACGAAGATTTAATTCAACACATATTGAACAATAAAACAATACTTTTA